CATCAAATTCTTTAGATAAAGGTGGTAGAAATTTTAAAAAATTATATGATGACTCAGACGTTACAAAAAGAAATGCCAATGGACAAACACGTTCAGGACTCTATTCTTTGTTCATTCCTATGGAGTGGAATTACGAGGGATACATTGATTCTTATGGCTACCCTGTCTTCGACACACCATCAAAAAAAGTGTATGGACCTCATGGAACACCAATCACGATTGGGGTTATTGAATACTGGGAAAATGAAGTAGAAGGATTAAAAGAAGATCAAGATGGATTAAATGAATTTTATAGACAGTTTCCTCGCACAACTAAACATGCGTTTAGAGATGAGTCTAAAATGTCTTTATTTAATCTAACTAAAATATATCAACAAATAGATTATAATGAAGAAGCAACAGCTGCTTCTGTAGTTACAAGAGGTAATTTTCAATGGGAAAGAGGTATTAAAGATACTAGAGTTATATTTTCACCTAACAAACAAGGTAGGTTTTATATAACATGGACCCCTCCTATGAATTTACAAAATAGATTTATAATCAAAAACGGTGTTAAATATCCAGGTAATGAGCACATGGGTGCTTTTGGTTGTGATAGTTATGATATATCAGGAACAGTAGATGGTAGAGGTTCTAATGGATCTCTACATGGTTTAACTAAGTTCAGTATGGAAAATGCTCCTGCTGATCATTTTTTCTTAGAGTATATCGCTCGCCCACAAACCGCTGAGATATTTTTTGAAGATGTATTAATGGCTTGCGTTTTTTATGGTATGCCAATATTAGCAGAAAATAATAAACCTAGATTGTTGTATCATTTTAGAAGAAGAGGTTATAGAGGATTTAGTATTAACAGGCCTGATAAGCTTTATGGTAAATTATCGATAACAGAAAGAGAGATTGGTGGAATACCTAACTCTAGTCAAGATATAATACAAGCACACGCTGCTGCTATCGAGACATACATTGAAAATGCTGTAGGATTTGATGGTGAAAACTACGGAGATGTTTATTTTCAAAGAACATTAGAAGATTGGGCTCAGTTTGATATAACAAGAAGAACAAAGTTTGATGCATCTATTAGTTCGGGACTTGCTATAATGGCTTGTAACAAAAGTAGATATGCTCCAGTAAATAGAATAAAGAAACAGCCAGTAGATATTGGTATAAAAAAATATGATAATAAAGGTTTATTATCTAAAATAATCAAGTAAATGAATACATACGCAAATCCAAATAGTGCCTTTCCAAGCCAAACTGTGCCAGACGCTGAAAAATCTTCTTTAGAATACGGAAGACAGGTTGCGCAAGCTATTGAAAGCGAATGGTGGAGACAAGGTGGTAACGGAACTAGATTTGCTACTACTTATAATAGATTTCACAGCTTAAGATTATATGCAAGAGGAGAACAACCAGTTCAAAAATATAAAGATGAATTAGCTATAAATGGCGATATGTCTTATTTAAATTTAGACTGGAAACCCGTACCTGTTGTATCTAAGTTTGTAGATATAGTAGCTAATGGTATGAATAATAAGCATTACGAAATAAAAGCTTTTGCTCAAGATCCAGTATCACTAAAGAAAAGAACTGATTACGCTAACTCTATATTACAAGATATGAGAGCTAAACCATACTTAACTAATATGAAAAATACGTTAGGTATAAATCAATTTAATACTGAAGATCCAAACACAATACCTGAATCAGAAGACGAGTTAGATTTACACATGCAATTAAGCTACAAGCAATCAATTGAGATAGCTGAAGAAGAAGTGATAAATAGTACTCTAAAAAAGAATAAATTTGATAATATAAGAAAAAGGTTTAATTACGACCTTGTTACTATAGGTATTGGAGCTGCTAAAGCTAATTGGAATAAAGCAAATGGAGTTACATTAGATTACGTTGATCCTTCTGATTTAATATATTCTTACACTGAAGATCCAAATTTTGAAGATATATACTATGTCGGTGAAGTTAAAAATTTAACTATACCAGAAATAGCAAAACAATTTCCTGAATTAACTCAAGAAGAATTAAAAAAGATTCAACAAACTAGAGGCCATCAAAGAGAACAATTGTACGGTTGGAATGGTTACGATCAAAACACTGTGCAAGTTTTATTTTTTGAATACAAGACTTATAACGAGCAAGTATTTAAAATAAAAGAAACAGAGCAAGGATTAGAAAAAGCATTAGAAAAACCTGATACTTTTAATCCACCAAAAAACGATAGCTTTAGTAGAGTAAGTAGAAAAATAGAAGTATTATACAAAGGAGTAAAAATATTAGGCAACAATCAACTTATAGAATGGAGATTAGCTGAGAACATGACAAGACCTTTTGCTGATACTACTAAAGTTGAAATGAGTTATACTATATGTGCACCAAGAATGTACAAAGGCAAAATAGAATCACTAGTTAGTAAAATAACAGGTTTTGCAGACATGATTCAATTAACACATTTAAAGTTACAACAAGTTATGTCTAGAATAGTACCAGATGGTGTATTTTTAGATATGGATGGTTTAGCAGAGGTTGACCTAGGTAATGGCACAAACTATAATCCAGCGGAAGCATTAAATATGTATTTTCAAACTGGTAGTATTGTAGGTAGATCACTTACTCAAGAAGGTCAAATGAACGCGGGTAAAGTTCCTATACAAGAGCTAGCAACTTCTAGTGGCCAAGCAAAAATAGGTAGTTTAATACAAACTTATCAGTATTATTTACAAATGATACGTGACGTGACAGGGCTTAATGAAGCTAGAGACGGTAGTGCTCCAGAAAAAGATACTTTAGTTGGATTACAAAAAATGGCAGTTAACGCATCTAATACAGCTACAAGACATTTAATGCAAGGTAGTTTATGGTTAACACTTAGAACATGTGAAAATATTTCTTTAAAAATAGCTGATTCATTAAACTTTCCACTTACTTTAAATTCATTAAAAAATTCTATATCTACTTATAACGTAGCGACTTTATCTGAAATACAAAATTTAAACAACCACGACTTTGGTATATTTTTAGAGCTTGAACCAGATGAAGAAGAAAAAGCTGTGTTAGAACAAAACATACAAATGTCTATACAACAAGGTGGTATTGACTTAGAAGATGCTATTGATATTAGAAGAATAAAAAATCTTAAACTTGCTAATGACGTTTTAAAACAAAAACGAAAAAAGAAACAAAAGCAAGATCAAGAAAATCAACAGGCTATGATTAAGTCTCAAGCTGATGCTAACGCAGAAGCTTCTGAAAGAGCTGCACAAGCAGAAATGCAAAAAGCACAAGCTTTAACAGAAAGCACCGTTCAGTTAGAGCAAGCTAAATCACAAATGGAAATACAAAGATTGCAAACAGCTTCTCAAATTAAACAACAAGAGATGCAAATACAATTTGAATACGATATGCAGTTAAAGCAAGCAGAGTTAAAAGCTATGCAAGAAAAAGAAGCTTTAATAGAAGATCGTAAAGATAAAAGAATCAAAATGGAAGGCAATCAACAAAGTCAAATGATTGATCAAAGAAACAATGATTTGATGCCTATTGATTTTGAAAAACAAGGTACAATATAAGTATCAATTAATTAATTTTATATTATTATATTATGTCAGAAACAAAAGAAACAAAACCTGAGGTGACTCAACCAGTTGCGTCAGAAGGCGGGGAAATGAAGATGAAATCAAAACCTAAGCCAAAAAAATTTAAAGCTACAAAAGAAGAGCCAGTTAAAATTGATCTTTCAAAAGTAGACACTTCGCTAGAAGCTAACGCTAAAGTTGAAGCACCTATAAAAGTAGATTTAACAGAAAAAAAAGAAACAGATGCCATTCAAATCGGAGAAACAGAGACGGTGGATGTGGGCGAACAAACCGGAGATGGCGAAATCGTGGACATTGGAGGAACAACAACCGTTGAAAAGCCCAGCTCGCCTATTGAAGAAGTTGCCGAGATGGAAGAAAAGCAAGTACAAGAACCAGTAGCGCAACCAAAACAAGTTCAACTACCTGAAAACATAGAGAAGCTAATTGACTTTATGAAAGACACAGGTGGTACGGTTCAAGACTATGCTAGATTAAATGCAGATTATTCTAATGTTAGTGAAGATGCATTATTAAAAGAATATTATAAAAAAGCTAAACCACATTTAGACGCAGAAGAAGTTGATTTTGTGTTAGAAGAAGCGTTTAGTTTTGATACAGATATTGATGAAGAGCGAGACATCAAAAAGAAAAAACTCGCTAAGAAGGAAGCTGTTGTAGAAGCACGTGAATTTTTAGAAGACTTGAAAAAAGAATATTACGACGAGATCAAGATGAGACCGGGCGTAAATCAAGAACAACAAAAAGCCATGGATTTTTTCAACCGTTACAACGACGAACAACAATTAGCTACGCAAAAGCATGAGCAATTTATTGACAACACTAAACAGTTTTTTACTAATGATTTCAAAGGTTTTGATTTCGAGGTTGGCGAAAAAAGATTTAGGTATGGTGTCAAAGATCCTAATGCAGTTGCAGAAAATCAGTCAAATTTAAATAACTTTGTCGGGAAGTTCCTAGACACAGAAGGTAATGTTAAAGATACGAAAGGTTATCACAAAGCTATGTACGCTGCTCAAAATATAGACAAAATAGTAAATCATTTTTACGAGCAAGGGAAAACAGATGGTATTAAAAATGTAGTTGAAGGATCTAAAAATCCATCAGCAACAGTGCGTCAAGAAGGCACACAAGACATATTTATCGGTGGACTTAAAGTTCGAGCTATAGACGGAGTAAGTAGTTCAAAACTGAAAATTAAAACAAGTAAATTTAACAATTAAAAATTAAAAAAAAATGGGTGTATTAAGTCCTCAATTTGGAAGTTTAGTACCTTCACTACAACCTCAAGCTTTAGTAAGCAATTACTTAAACTTTAACAGTGGTACTGGAGTAGACTTCGCACAACAATATCTACCGGAAATATATGAAGCAGAGGTAGAGCGTTATGGAAACAGAACGTTAAGTGGCTTCTTAAGAATGGTTGGCGCTGAAATGCCAATGATGTCTGATCAAGTAATTTGGTCTGAACAAAACAGATTACATATATCTTACGAAAACGTAACTTGTGGTAATGGTGCTACAGATAATACTTTAACTATTCCTTTAGTTGCAGGAAGTGTTTCTAACACTATTTTTCCTAATATGACAGTGGTAATAATGGATCCTAGTAATCCTTCATTTACAGTAAAAGCCATAGTTGTAAGTTCTAATGCTGCGACTGGAGCTGTAGTAGTTGAACCTTACACTAGAACATCAGTTAATGCTGGTGGTGCTAATATAAGTGGTTTAAAAATGTTTGTATATGGTTCTGAATTTGCAAAAGGATCTACTGGTCCTGCTACAGGAGCACAAGGGCAATCTATCCAACCTCAGTTAACTACTTTCAGTAACAAACCAATCATTATCAGAGACAGATACGCTGTAAGTGGATCTGACACTGCTCAGATTGGATGGGTTGAAGTAGCTTCTGAAGATGGAACTTCTGGATACTTATGGTATCTAAAAGCTGAAGGTGAAACTAGATTACGTTTCGAAGATTACTTAGAAATGGCAATGATTGAAGGTGAACTAGCTTCTACTGGTCAAGTTGCTAACATAATCGCTGCTGTGCCTTCATTTGGAACTCTTGCAAACGCTGGAGCTGGATCAATAGGTACTGAAGGTTTATTTGCTGCTATTAACAATGGTGGTAATGTACTTTCTGGTTATGCTGGATCTTTACAGGATTTTGATTCTGTATTAGAGAATTTAGATTCTCAAGGAGCTATTGAAGAAAACATGCTTTTCTTAGATAGAAAAACTGAGTTATTATTTGATAACATGTTAGCACAACAAAACTCTTACGGAGCTGGAGGTACATCTTACGGTGTATTTGAAAACTCTGAAGATATGGCGCTTAACTTAGGTTTCTCTGGATTTAGAAGAGGTTCTTATGATTTCTACAAGACTTCATGGAAATACTTAAACGATGCGTCAACAAGAGGTGGTTCTACTAACTTTGTTAACGGTGACAATATTGATGGTGTATTAGTTCCTGCTGGAACTTCTACAGTATACGATCAGTTACTAGGAACAAACATCAGAAGACCTTTCTTACACGTAAGATATAGAGCTTCTCAAGCAGATGACAGAAGAATGAAATCATGGTTAACTGGTTCAGTTGGCGGTGCTTCTACTTCTAACTTAGATGCAATGGAAGTAAACTTCTTATCTGAAAGATGTTTATGTGTACAAGCTAGAAATAACTTCGTATTATTTACAGCTTAATATTTATTGTAATATTTACCCTCGTAAAAACTACGGGGGTAATTATTACTCTTATATTTTTTAACTATTTAATTATATTATATCATGTCAAAAACAAAAGAAAAAGAACCTAAGGCTAAAAGCACTTGGGAAATAAAAGATAGAAACTATTTTTTAACAGGAGATAAAGAACCTTTAACATACACGTTAAAATCAAGACACACGGAAAAATACCCGTTGTTGTATTTTGACCCAGAGTCAAATAAGCAAAGAGCGTTAAGGTATGCTACTAATCAAAACTCACCATTTGTAGATGAACAAAAAGGAGAAGTTACATTAAAGCATATTATGTTCAAAGATGGATCTTTATTTGTACCTAAAGAACAACAAGCTTTACAAAAGCTTTTATCATTGTATCACCCAGATTTAAACGGTAGATACGCAGAATTAAAACCGCAAGCAATTGCTCAAGATGAATTAGTTGATTTACAGCTAGAAATCATGGCATTAAATGCTGCTAAAGATATGGATATAGAACAAGCTGAAGCAATCCTAAGGGTTGAAATAGGATCAAGCGTTTCTGATTTATCATCTAAAGAATTAAAAAGAGATATACTATTATTTGCAAAAAGAAATGCTGAACTGTTTATTAGTTTAGCTAAAGACGAAAATGTAATGCTAAGAAACTTTGGTATTAAAGCAACTGAATCAGGTATTATAAGTTTATCTCAAGATCAAAGAACCTTTGTTTATGGTTCAAACAAACGTAAATTATTTACAATACCATTTGATGAAAACCCTTACTCAGCACTAGCTGCATGGTTTAAAACAGATGAAGGAGTAGAAGTTTATAAAACTATAGAGAAAAAAATCTCTTAACCTGTAATACTAATATATAGGGCTCGTTCACTCGGGCCCATATATTATAATAAATACATTAGAATGGCAATAAACGTAGACGCTGTATATAAAACAGTCTTATTAATACTTAACCAACAACAAAGAGGATATATGACACCTGATGAGTTCAACAAAGTTGGAACTCAAGTGCAATTAAATATATTTGAAAAGTATGAAGATGATTTAAACCAACAGTATCGTATGCCACAAAATGATACTGAATACGCTAATCGCGTAAAAAATATTGAACAAAAATTACAATTTTTCCAAAGAACAGGTGCTACAGCTTACAGCGCTGTTAATGGTAACTTTACTTTAACGCCTACAGATATATATAGACTTGGTAGCGTTTATTATAATGGTGAAGAATTAACACAATACTCACAAAGAAACGAGATAACACAACTTCTATTATCTCCACTTACAAAACCAACAACTGATTTTCCTGTTTATTTATACGAGCAAGATTTATTATATTTGTATCCTACAACAATACAAACAGGGGTTACTATATCTTATCTTAAAAAACCTGCAGATATAAACTGGGGTTATAGCGTAGGTGCTCTTGGTCAGTTTTTATATAACTCTGCTGGATCTGTTGATTTTGAACTAAGCGTTACTGAACAAACAAATGTTGTAACTAGAATATTGGCATATGCTGGAGTTATAATAAATGACCCTACTATAATACAAGTAGCAGCTCAAGAGATAGCACAAGAAGAACAAAATTCAAAAATGTAAAACATGGCAAGACCTGATGGTGGATTAATCCAAGAAACAAACTTACAATATTACGCGGGCGCGCAGATTATATATACTTCAGTTGCTGCAACTACTGTTTATACGTTTACCTTTAATACTCAATTAGTTTTAGGTAGTGCAACTAGTTTTGCACCAACAGATCCTGATTTTGGTTTAAATAATTTTAAAATATATACTAGTCCAAACGGTATAAATAACTGGACAGAATATGTAACAACATACACTTTAGTTAATAACTCTAATGGTAGTATAATAACCTTAGGTAATGGCCAAAATATAGGTACTTATGTAAAAGTGCAATTAAAAGCAGGTGCTGTAGCTAATAACTACGGTGGTTATGAATACACTAAATTAAAAGACATTATAAATAATTTCATGGTTGCTTATGTTGGTCAAGACAAACTTATACCAAACGTAAGAAGAAGTGATGTTATATTTCACGCTAAAAGAGGTTTATCTGAATTTAGCTTTGATACATTAAAAAGTATTAAGTCACAAGAACTTACTGTTCCACCAAGCTTATCTGTAGTTATACCACAAGACTATGTTAACTATGTTAAGTTATCTTGGGTAGATGGTTTAGGTGTTAAGCATACTATATATCCTACACAATTAACTAGCAGTCCTTCAAGCGCACCAATACAAGATCAAGCTGGTAATATAGTACAAGATAATTTTGAAGAAAACATAGATGGTACATCTGTAATAAATGAAAGATGGCAAGCAAACGATCCTAGTAGAATAACTGGTTTATGGCCAGCTAACACAAATAACCCTACAGTATATATGTATGATTGGTGGGGAGAATCTACTTGGGGCTTTGGCGGTTTTTACGGGCAAAGATATGGAGGCGATCCTGTTAACATGCAAGTTAACGGATGGTTTAATATTGACCCAACTATGGGTACATTTAATTTTTCTAGTGATTTAGCAAATAAATTAATAATGCTAGAA